GTTCAAGGCCGCAAAGGTTACGTGAAGCCAACCCCCGCAGCTTATCGTCGTTTCAAGCCGCCGCAGCAGGCTTTGGAAATCTAATTCCCAAGTCCGCGCTCTCATATCTTACTTACTATCTATCTATCTAATAGTAATTAGTAGTAAGATATGAGAGCAAGGACTTGGGAATCCTCTCCGGAGAACGATAAGTCACTTTTGAATGGAACGTTATGTCTGAAGAAATCGAGCTTCCGGAATTGGAAGAGGAAGTTCCTGGCGCAACGAAAAAGCCTCCGATGACCTCGGAGGAGAAGCAGGATGCTGTCGAACTTTTCGGTGAAGGCATCTCCATCGCCGACATCGCGCGCAAGTACGATCGCACGGCTCAGCATTTCAGTCAGATGTTCCGGGCCATGAACCTCACTCGCGGCGAGGTTCGACGTATTCGGAAAGAAGCGGAAGCCGCCGCGGCCAACGCCGTCGCCGCGGCAAGGGCTTCGTCTTTCGCCGAACAACGCCTTCAGCGGATCGAAGAATGGAAGGGTTTCGCCAATCAGGGCTTCCGGATCATGGGTCAACGCGCCGTCATGAAGTTCCGGGAATCCGCTACCGCGCTGGCGAACAAGGTGACGGACCCACTTTCCGAGAAGGAAGCGATGCTTCTGGCGCGTCAATTCCAGATCGCCAACACCGGAATGCGTGAAAATCTGGCGATGGACGATCATATCGCGACTGACGAACTGCCCGAGATCGTCATCCGCGACCTGAGCGACGAGGAAATCATCAACCTTCAGCAGGGCAAGGCCATGGATTTCGATCCGCTGGCCCCGCTGGACGCGGATGACGATGTCGTGGTCGAATGAGCACGCTCGCGTTAGGCGCCAGGGTTCGCAAGACTCTCACGGTGCATTCTGGTCAACGCAAGGTCATCGACGATCGACACCGATTCAAGGTGATCGTCGCCGGCCGACGCTGGGGAAAGACGCAAAGCGCCAAGAGCGCGATCATTAAAGCCTCGAAGAAGCCGAGGCGATTGATCTGGTACGTCGCGCCGACCTATCGAATGGCGCGCGGCATTATGTGGCTCGAGCTGCTGGAATCGATCCCCCGCGGTCTCATCGCGAAGGCGGACGAGACGCTGATGATCATCACGCTCGTAAACAAGACTAGAATCGAGTGTAAGGGGGCTGACAAGCCCGATACGCTTCGTGGGGTAGGATTGCATCTCGTTGTGATCGATGAGGCTCAGAACATTCGGGAAGACACTTGGTACAAGATTCTGCGGCCGACGCTCGCGTCCACCCGCGGCGAAGCCCTGATCATCGGCACGCCCAAATCCTTCAACTGGCTCTATGACGTCTACATGCTCGGCCAGCGAGGCGACACCTTTCACGACCCGAAGCGCAGAGTTCATGTCGTTAATCCCTGGAAGTCCTGGCAGTTCCCGACCATCACCTCGCCATTCATCCCGCCCGAGGAGATCGTCGCCGCACGCCACGATCTCGACGAGAAGTCGTTCCGCCAGGAGTTTGAAGCGTCCTTCGAGTCGATGAGCGGTCGCGTCTATCACGCCTTCGACCGTAACATTCATCTGGGTAACTACGCCTTCAATCCGAAACTGCCGATCTGGGTCGGGCAGGATTTCAACATCGACCCGATGACCTCGGTCATCATGCAGCCGCAGGAAAACGGCGAAATCTGGATCGTGAACGAGTCGGTCATCTTCGGCTCGAACACCCAGGAGGCGTCCGACAAGCTCGGCGAGCTGCTATTCAGGCAGATGAAATCGGTCACGGTCTATCCCGACCCAGCCGGCACGCAGCGAGGTCATCAGCACGGCGAATCCGACTTCGACATTATGCGAGAGGCCGGCTTCATTAGGCTAAAGTATCGTCGGAAGGCGCCCAAGGTCGCCGATCGCGTGAACGCGGTGAACCGAATGTTCAAGTCGGCCGACGGCACCATTCGGATGCGGATCGACCATTCCTGCAAGCACACCATCACGGCGTTCGAGCAGGTTATTTACAAACCCGGCACGCGGGATGTGGATAAGACGATGAACATCGAGCACGCCGCCGACGCCGTGGGTTACGCCATGGATATCGAATTTCCGGTTCGGAAGGTTGAAATGGCTGGATATTCCCGTTGACCTTGATTACAAGTCAGAATTGATTTACCCTTCGCGCCGAATAGGCTGGAACCCCTGATGCCGCTTTCGATAGACGTAACCGATCAAAAGACGCTTCAGAGCTTTCTGGCGCGTCGCCACCCTGACTACCGGAAGAAGCTCCACGAGTGGATCTTTTGCCAGAAGACGTATGACGGCGGGCGCGAATGGTTCAACGGCAACGTCTTTCGCTACATCAAGGAAGGCGACCAGGAGTATCTTGATCGCTGCGAGCGCGCTTATCGCTTCCCGCATACCAAGGAAGTCGTTGATCTCGTTCAGAAATATATCTTCAAGTCCGACATTGCCCGCAATTGGGATGATGCGCCTGATTACATCCGGGCGTTCTGGAAGGACGCGACGCTCTCAAAGCTGACCATCGAGCAATATATGAAGCTCGTGGCGTCCGCGTCCTCGATCGAGGGTCGCGCCTGGGTTTGCGTCGACTCGACCAAGACCGATAGCGTGCTGAGTAAGGCTGATGAGAAAGCCGTCGGCGCACGCTGTTACACCTATCTGGTTCCCGCCAAGGACGTGCTCGACATCGGCTTCGACGAGCACGATGACCTAAATTGGATTCTCGTGCGCGAATACAAGCGCGACGACGCGGACCCGATTAAATCGTCGGGCGTCATTCGCGAGCGATATCGTCTATGGACGACGGACAGCTGGTATCTATTCGAAATCAACGAGAATGACGAAGGCGTTAATGGCAGCTCGGAGAGCCCTGGCGCTCCGCAGTCGGCTCAGAACGGCTTTATGAACGCGCCGGCGGCGAGCGCCATCGCGCAGCTCGAACTCCCCGGCGTGTCGCCTTATATTCAGAATGTCGCCAACAACGGCAAGGTCAGCGTTCAGCTGGTCAGCAGCGGTCAGTTCTCGATCGGCCGCGTGCCTTTCTTCCCCGTCGATAACGTGATCGGCGACAATAAGTATTCCGCGCCCTCGCTGATCGGCGATATCGCTCATCTCGACAAGGCGGTGGCGAACTATCTCTCGAACCTCGACGCGATCATTCAGGATCAGACCTTCTCGCAACTGGCGATGCCGGCGCAGGGGATGATGCCCGGCACCGATAAATACGAGGCGCTCATCGGTTTGGGCACCAAGCGTGTATTCACCTATGACGGCGAGAGCGGTGCCAAGCCGGAATATCTCAGTCCTGACGTCAAGCAGGCCGAGATCATCGTCGTGGTGATCAATAAGATCATCAACGAAATCTACCATTCCGTCGGCATGGGCGAGCAGCGCACCGAGAAGGACAACGCCGTCGGCACCGACAGCTCCTCGGGGGTGGCGAAAGCCTACGACTTCGAGCGGCTGAACTCGCTGCTGACCACCAAAAGCGCCAGCCTTCAGAACGCGGAAGACAAGCTGATCGAGCTTGTCGCTCTTTGGAACGGCGAGAAGCTACCCCAGACGGATACCCCTGGGGACGACGGAGAGCCCCGTCTAGTACAGTACGCTGATACGTTCGACGTGCGCTCGCTTTATGACGAGTTCACTGTCGCAGAGCGCTTAGAATTGATTGACGCCCCTGAGCTCGTGCGTCAGACGCAAATGAGAACGATGATCGACAAGATGTTTCCCTCGATCAAGGCGTCGCTGAAGAAAGCGATGCTGGCTCAGCTGGTTTCCTGGCCCATCACGGGCGCCGATCAGATTCAGATCCAGGCCGTGAACACCGGCAATCCGACAGCGACATTCCCCGCCAAGCTCACCTCGACGATGACGCCGGGCGCCCCGCCCCCGATCATACCGCAGGTTCCACTCGCGCCAGTGATCGCCGGCCCCGGCGGAAACTCCGGTGGCAAGGCGAAGAAAGCCTCCAAGGGCGGCAACCCGAAATCCAAGAATCCCGGAACAGCTAATCGCCAAGGACAGGTGACGAGCCAGACCGGTAAATAAATCGGCGATCCTCGCTGATAGAGCCAAGAGACCGGCTCGAACACCAGGCCAAGTGACCGGCCGAAGAAGGTAGTACGCATATGAACACCAACTTGAACTCCACGACCGCTATGACTCCGCCGGCTTTCGAGCCTACGCCGATGCCGATGTTCCAATCCAAATACCTTCGTCCGGCGTTCTCGCCCGATGATGACGCCGCGGCTCTCGCCGCCGCCGCTGCCGCGAAGATCGTTTCCGACGCCGCCGCCGCTAAGAAAGCCGCTGATGACGCGGCGCTCGCCGCCGCTGAACTCGAAAAGAACAAGACCAAGCCGACCGACGCCGAAGCCAAGCTCCTGAAGGAAGTCATGGCGAGCAAGAAGAAGCTCGAAGACGCCGCGACGGAAAAGGCTGATCTCGCCGCCAAGCTCGCGCTGTTCGACGGCATTGATCCGGTCGCGATCAAGGCCCTGCTCGCCACACAGGTCGCCGCCGAGAAGGCCGCGCTCGAGAAGGCCGGCGACTTCGATCGGCTGAAGGCCATGATGGCGACAGAGCACGCCGCGGAGCTTGCGAAGGTCACGAAAGCGGCGGCCGACGCCGCGGCGGCCAATAACGCATCGGTTTCGAAGATCAACGACCTGACGATCGGTCAGGCTTTCTCGACCTCGAAGTTCGTCACGGACGATCTCGTGGTCCCCGCGGCGAAGGCTCGCGCGCTCTACGGCTCGAATTTCGAGATCGAAGGCGAGGCGATCATCGCCTATGACAAGCCCAAGGGTGAAGCGGCTCGCACGAAGCTGGTCGACGGTTCCGGCAATCCGCTATCCTTCGAGGAGTCGATCAAGCGTATCGTCGAAGGCGATCCGGATAAGGATCGTATGCTGAAGTCGAAACTTGGCGATGGCGCCGGTTCGCGCACCGTGAAGGGAGTAACGACTCCGCCCGCGGCTGGCGCCCTTAAAGGTATGGCGCGCATCGAAGCGTCTCTACTGGCCGGCTCGCTCGCGAAGAAAGCTATCTGATTAGGGCAGAAATGTAATATTCGACCTAATAGTCGAGTATTGCTCCATTTTGATGTTTGACAATGAGGCTTCTCGCGGTATCATAGTGCCAGTCAGATTTGACTTACGCTTTCTAGCTTCCCGCGAGAAGCTTCATGGAGAACACGAATGCCCTTGCTGGTCGCAACCGCCAACCAACTGTCGCTTGAGCAGCTTGAGCGCGGCGTCATCGAAGAGATCATCGACATCGATGAGCTGTTCGCCCTTCTTCCGTTCATGTACGTCAATTCGAAGGCGTATCTCTACAACCGCGAAAACACGCTGACGGAAGCCGACTTCTTGTCGCCCTACGATCCCGTGAACGAAGGCGGCGCGACCTTCACCGAAATCACCACGACCTTGAAGATCATGGCCGGCGACGTCGATATGGACAAGTTCCTGCTCGCGACGCAGTCCAACAGCAACTCGCAGCTTGCGATTCAGCTGGCTTCCAAGGCCAAGGGTCTCGGCCGCGCCTTCCGTCGCGCCCTGGTTCAGGGTTATTCCTCGGTCAATCCGAAGTCCTTCGACGGCATCGCTTCCCTCTGCGACCCGAGCCAGGTGATTCTGGCCGACGTCAACGGCGCCTCCTTGACGCTGGCGATGCTCGACGAACTGAAAGACCTCGTGAAGCTCGGCGCCGACTGTTTCGTGATGCGTCGTTCGACCTGGCGCGCGATCCGCGCTTTGCTTCGTTCGTTCAACGGCAACATGGCCGATACGGTCATGATCGAGAACTTCGGCAAGCCGATCCATGTCTACGACGGCATCCCGGTTGTGCTGAATGACTTCATCCCGAACAACGAGACCTGCGGCACCAACAACGCGACGACCTCGATCTACGCGGTTCGCCTGAACGAAGTCGACGGCTTCCATGGCATCTACGGCGGCCCGTCGGGCGGCATTCAGGTCGAGAATATCGGCACGATCCAGAACAAGGACGCCGTTCGCTACCGCATGAAGTGGTATGTGGGCACCGCCCTGAAGTCCACGCTGAGCCTGGCTCGTCTCGCCGGTCTGACCAACGTTTGATCTTGAACGAAAGTCATAACTGATTTACATTAGGGCGGGAGCAATCCCGCCCTTTTGCTTATGAGGCAGCTATGCAGACCGTCGAAATCTACGGAACCGACACTTGTCGCTGGTGCGCCAGCGCCCGCGCGCTGCTTCAAAAGCAAGGCATCGCCTTCGTCTACCGCAACATGACCAAAGACCCCTCGCTCGAAGAGGAGTTCGCCGCGCGTTCGAATCACGCCCTGACCGTGCCGCAGATATTCATCGGCAAGATTCATGTTGGCGGCTACTCGGACCTGCTCATGGCCGACTTAAACGGCACTCTCCAACAAATGATCGGAGGCCACTAATGGCCGATATTCTCGTCAAGGGCACCGTCGAGCCCGCCGTCGTCACTGGTCGCCCGCACATTCACGTTCCGCCGCCTGCTCCCGCCGAAGTTCCCGATAACGGCGTTAGGATTCACATTCGCATGATGTCGAAGGGTTGGGAAAACTACACCGGCGACTTTGGTTCGCATAATTTCACCAATGGTCTTTCCGATGAGCCGCTACCGCAGGTCGCTGTCGATCGCGTAGCGACACAGCTTCGATGCATCGATCCGGAAACGGGTCTTCAGGTCGGCCCAGGTCAGCGGCTCATCAATAACAAGCCTATCAAACTGACGATCGTCGCGCCGCTCGTGGCTCCCACGACCGATCAGAAGGCGACGGACGCCGAGGCGATCAAGCAGACCAAGAAAAGCGAACTCGAGGCTCAGCCCTTCTACTCGCATGATCAGCTCTGTGGCGTCGTGGATGAGCGCGGCATTCAGGGTCTTCGCGATATCGCTCAGGTTTACGGCGTTAAGGGCCGGGCAATTCCGGAACTGATGGCGTCGATCCTTCGCGCTCAGGATGTCGCCCGCGCTCGTCGCGCCGGCTCGAGGTAAACTTCGATGAACACTTACCCCGCCAATACAAACGTCACTGTCGCGATACCCTTCGTCGATCTGAATGGCGCACCCGTGTCGCCGGTGGGGATGACGCTGAGCTATCAGGTGCTCGACGAGCTTGAGAATATCGTTCAGGGGCCGGTGACGCTCGCGAACCCCGCCGCCACGGATCGAGCCGCCGTGATCGTAGTTCTCGCCGTGAATAACGGTCTGGCGGGGCCGCGGCCCAATCTCAACGAGGGCGTCGCCGAAGGCAATCCGATTATCACCACGCTGGGTCTTCGTGAGATTCAGCTGACGATGACGACGGCGAACGGCTCCTATGTCGCCAAGGCGCAGTATATCGTAGGCTCCCCTGACGCGCGCCTTGTGCTGCTTCAGAACTCGTTTCAGACCTACAATCTGGCCCTTCTCACCGCCTCGCAAATTCCGAACCTGATGAGCTGGGGACTCGCTTCGGAAGGCGATCGCATCAACGCCATGACCGCGGCCTGGCTCGGCTTAACCAAGCTCGGCTATTTCGTTCGCTGGCCTCGTGATCCCGACGCGCAGAACTATCTGAACTGGTTCGACAGCGCCAACGAAATCATCATCCCGCGCCTGTGGTCGGTAATGACCACCGATCGATGGTACAATTATTATCCCGAGCTGTTCCGGGCCGCAATGCGACGCGCGCAGGTCGTCGAGGCTGACGCTATTCTCACGCAGAGCCCGCTCAACGTGAAGCGCCAGGCCGGCGTCATCATGGAGAAGATCGGTCAGTCCGAGATTCAGTTCCGAAACAGTATGCCTCTGGACATCGGCATCTCAAAGGCGACGTTGAAGTGCATCGAAGGCTATATCGACTTCCGCTACACGCTGTCGAGGAGCTGAGATGTTTATCCCCAATAATTTCGGTTATTGGACCAAGTTCCTTGGGACCGATAAGTTTGGATCGCCGATCTATAGCGCGAACACGATTAAGGTCGGTTGCGGCGTCGTCGAGCTGGACGTCACCGTCAAGAAGACGCCAGTTCGATCCGACGCTTCCGCCTCCAAGGGCAACGTTGACGAAGATGTGGTCGCCGCGACGATTCTGTTCCCCGCCAACGTACCGATCAACGAGGAAGACAAATTCTCGATCGCTGGTCGCTATCTGCGCGTGATGATGGTTGAGCCTCGCTGGGGCATGGATGGCGCGCTCGATCATTACGAGTGCGACTTCGAGGAGTGGGAACAGTGAAACCCGGCATGAGAATTAAGGGCGGCGATGAACTGATCGCCGCATTTCGTTACTGCGCCGAGAAGGTACCTGATCACGCGCGTCGCACGATGCAGAATGTCACCGACAAGATCGTTATTTTGGCGAAACTTCAGACGCCGCATGACACCGGCGATCTCGAGGATTCCATTCACAAGGTCGTAAATCGCGGCGAACGCGGTCGGCTTGAGATCGATATCGTCGGCGGCGAGGGTCTCGATTATGCGGCTGAGATCGATCAAAACTACTCGCATATGGGTATTGGCCCCGGCACGTTCGCGAAGATGGAAGCGAATCCCGGTATCGATATCGGAGAGGACTTCATCGGCCGCGCTGTCGACTTCTATGCCGAGAAGCTACCCGAGGAGATTTTCCAGGTGACGATGCAGACTATCGCCGCAACCGCACTGGGAGATGATAAGTGAACCTCGACTGCATCGCCGGAATTCTGATCGAGGCCGGACTCGCGACAGCGCTAGGCGTCGATATATTCGAGCACCATATGCCCGAGAGCTGTATCAACGGCATTCTTTTGAAGCTGCCGGCGCAGGGTATCCCGGTCAATCACTACGTCCCTGATTTCTACAGGGCGCGATTTCAGGCCATCTATCGTAATAAGGATCATGCGACCGGGGATGCAATGGCTATTAACATCGCCAATGCGTTGACGATGACTAATCAGACGTTTTATGACGCCGATGGCATGACCGTGCTGTTGCGTATTATGCAATGCTACCCCGTCAACCTGCCAATCGTCTATCCGAGGTCGGCGGGTAACGTTTATGAGTGGGCGATCAACCTATCTTCCCAATATATTATGCCAAACGTGCTAAGTCAGCTTTGACTTATCGGCGTTTTCAAGGTTATAATTGTTCAAGTCACTTTGACTTCCCAATTTTCCGAAGGAAAACGCCGTGAGCAACACAAATAACGTTCGCCTGGGTGTCTGCAAGGTTCTCTTTGGCGGCGTTGACCTGGGCTATACCCAGGGCGGCGTGGACGTCGAAGTCAAGACCGAGACGCATCAGGTGTTGGTCGATCAGTATGGCAAGTCCGTCATCAACGAAATCATCCTGGGCCGCACGGTCTCGGTGAAAGTGCCGTTGGCGGAAACCACACTCGACAACTTGGTCCGCATCATGCCGGGCGCTGTCATCGACGAGAACGGCGCCGTCAAGGCTTCGGGTACGATCACCTGGACCACGGTTGCGACTGTCGGCGACACCATTTCCGTCAACGGCAAGACCTACACCGCCGTCGCCACTGGTCCGCTCGCCGCCAATCAGTTCTTGATCGGCGCTTCGGTCACGGCGCAGGCCGCGAACTTCGTGGCGCAGTTCAACATCGATGAAGATCCGCTGGTCGGCATGGTTACGGGCACCTCGGCTCTAGGCGTCGCGACGATCGTCGCGGACAGCTATGACACCGCCTACTTCTCCTCGAACACCATCACCCTCGCCAAGACCGGCACCGGCACCGTGACGCTTTCCGGCGCGACCCTGACGGGCGGCGTTCTCGGCACCAAGATCAAAGTGACCGTCCCGACCGCGGTCGGCACCTCGCTACTCGCGATCGCCCAGCTGCTTACCTTACATCCGCAGGCGAACGCCGACACGAACCGCTCGGAAGACTTTAACATCCCGTATGCGGCGACCGCCGGCGGCTTGAAGTTCGCCTACCAACTCGAGAAGGAGCGCATCTACGACGTCACCTTCACGGGCTATCCGGACCCGGTCTACGGCAATCTCTTCTTGATCGGTGACGCTTCGGCCATCTAATCACTTGTAATTTCAAGTGAGATAGATCAATATTGACTGGCGTTTCGCAAGAAGCGCCAGTTTTTCTTTGACAGGACAGAAACACCCATGGCTTCCGCACCGACGAAATTTCTTGATCTGGACGCGATCGCGAGCGAATTCCCCGAAGTTACCATCAAGCTCGCTGGCGTCGCTCATGCGCTATCCCCTGTGACGGTCGAGGCGTGGATTGCCAACACCAAGGATATGCAGGCTCTCGCCGTCGCCACCGACATCGAGACCGAGATCGGCACGCTGACGAAGATGATCGGCCGATCCTTCAAGACCCTCACTCACGAAATGCTGATTCAGTTGCCGCTGGCGAGTCTCAATAAGATTCTCGAGTTCGCCAAGACGCATAACGGCGAGCGTAAAGCTGACGGGGAGGTTGCGGCTGATGCTGCCGCAAACCCTCCCGCAACGTCAAGTCTTACGACTTCGGATACGTCTTCTGCCGCGTAGTTCGATTCTATAGCCTAAGCGATCGAGCGGTACTTAAAATGCCGATCGCTCGCTTCTGGCTAATGCATCGAAATATCGATAGAATAACGGCCGAAGAATCCATCAAAACCGCGATGATAGGCGCAAGCGTTCAGTCCGGTGAAGGTCTCTCACTACTCATGAGCGACCTGAGAAAGCAAATGGGTACGGTCGCGGAGATAGACGTCGCGGCTGAAAAGCTGACCGAACAGCTGGATAAAGTCGGACTTCAGTCTTTGAAGTCTCTCGCAAGCGCCTTTCGATAAGGCTTCAGTTGAAGGTATAGTTTTATGGCCTTGAAAGTTGAACTCGAACTTGATGACGGCTCGTTCTCGTCTGGCATGTTGCGTGCGGGCGAGTCGCTCACTAAGTTCGAAAGCAAGGCCGGCAATGTCGTTACTTCCATCCGAAAGATGGAAGATAGCTCCAAGAGCTTTCTAAGCACGCTACGCGACGTAACCGTTGTTCTGGGGCTCACGCACCAGGCGCTCGGCATGGTCGAGACCGCGACGACGTCATGGGTTCGAGAGATTGTCGGCGTCAACGCCGAGTTCGAGCGCATGGTTACGATCATGAAGACGCTCTCGGTGGCGCAAGACCCGCTGAAGGAAGCGACCGAAAGCGTCACTCAGCTCCGGAACATGGCGAAAGACGCGCCGTTCTCTCTGAATGCCATTCATACCGCCTTTGTTCGACTGAACGCCGCTGGGCTCGACCCCATGGCTGGCGGTATGAAGGCGCTTGTTGACGCCGTCGCGGCCTTCGGTGGCGGCGATAGCGAACTAAACCGCGCTTCCTTGGCTATGCAGGAAATGGCCGGTAAGGGCGTCGTCCAGATGAAGGAGCTGCGTAATCAGCTCATGATGGCGATCCCCTCGGCCGCGAAGCTCATGGCGCGATCGGTCGGCGAGTCCTACGGCCAGATGATGTCGGATATTCACACCGGCACCGTTGACGCTAAGAGCACCATTCAAGCCTTGAATCTCGAGTTCGAGCGATCCTTTGGCGGCGCGGCCGTGCGCCAGATGCAGACCTTCAACGGTCAGATTGGCCGTACCGCGCTTCTGCTTCAAGATTTGGCGATCATCAACGTCGGCAAGCCGATGTCTGAGAGCGGTCTGCCGAACGCCAACGGCTTCTTCGAGGTTATTAAGAAGCAGGCGGTCGACTTTAACGAGTTTCTCGCCAGCGGCACCGCTAAGGGTCTGGGCGACACGCTCGGTCAGGATCTTACCGCTATCGTAAGCGATATCCGAAGCGCGATCGATTGGGTTGTAAAATTCAGAGAAGAGATCGTCGCGGCCGGCGAAGCGATGGCTATGGGATTTGGCGTAAAACTAGCGATCGGGGGTATTGGCGGTCTTATCGGCATACTAGGCAGCATCAAGACGGAACTGACGTTTATTAAAGCTCAGTGGACGACGGCGTTCGATGCTGTCGAGATTAACAGCGCCACCGCGGCGCTGAAGCGTCAGGCTGTGGCGGAGAGGGAGCTGCGAGAGGCACGACAGGCCGCCGGCACGGCTCACGTTCGCGCGGGTAACTCGCAGAGTGTCGCCGATGAGATGCGCCGGCTCGCCGATACGCAGCCCAGCGCCGGATCGCGCACCCTGATCGAGCAGAATGATCTGGAAGCTAAGCAGCTCAACGCCAAGAAGACGCTCAACTCCGAGATCGCTGCCGCAGAGCTCGCTAGTATGAAGACTGTCGAGGCGGCGAAACAGAATATCAAGGATCAGCGCGTCAGGGCGGATGCGGCCCAGGCTAGAGCCGATGAGCAGCCGCATTTGAGTGGCGGTGTGGCTCGCACTGAGCTTGCTCAGGCCAATCTAAACAAAGCCGCGACGAGAGCTCAGGAGGAGCTGCATCGCGATATGATCGAACTAACGAACGTTAAGCTTCAGGCTGAAGCTGACGCAATAGACCGCGTCACCGTCGCGCAGGTTCGGTACAACGAAGCGCTCCGTGTAGCGCGCGCGACTCCGGAAACCGTCGCGCGAACAGACTTTCAGCAGAATGAAGCGGAGTTGACCGCGATCAGGGCGCAGGCGACCGCGAAACGAGACGCCGTCGCCGCTAACGCGAGCGCGCTGGGTGTTGCAGCCGCCTCCGAGCGTCTGGCTGTAGCTGAAGCTGAGTCCGGAACCAGCGCCCTTGCTCGCAGCGGTAGGAACCTAATCGCCTTCTTGCCGGCGATCGCGACCGGCTTCATGGGGATCGCGGTCGCGGCTCCTATTGCGATGGCCGCGGTCGGTTTTCTCTCTGAATATTTCGACGTGTTTAATCATAAGGCGAAGGAGGCCTGGGAAAACCTAGAGCATTACGGCGCGGCGTCACGCGAAGCAGCTGAATCTGGCGACCCTTTTGTGAAGCAGCAGCAGGCGAAGCTCGATAGTCTTAGGAAAACGGCTGAGTGGTATCAGAACGCGAAGAACCAACAGTTTGGCACTCTTTCAGCTAATCCTGATGGAGAAGGCGATTCTAGGAGCTGGGAGCAGAAGCGCGCAGCCGCGAAGATCGATTACGCCGAACAGGAGAAAAAGATGTCGGATCTCCGTATTGAGGAGCGTAAGAACTACGCCGAAGGTGACAAGAACGACGCGAAGAAAAACGCCAAGCCTTACATCACGTCAATGGATGAGACGCAGATGAAGGAGGAGCGTGACTATAATCGTCAGGCTAATAAAGACGCAGACGAATACGGTGAAAAATACACCAAACTCGCCAACGAGAAAAAGTCTACGTCGCTTGCCCAGGCTGAATACGAACAGCTAGTGCATGATCGTAACATGAGTTACTACGACGAACAGATCACCGCGATCAAGGAAGAGGCCGCGCTATCAGCGAAGGTCGCTGAAACGGGAGACTTCAAGCAAAAGAACGCGAATATCGAAGTTCAGGCTGATGCGGAGAAGCGTATTCTTGACCTAAGACGTCAACAGTTACAGACGCAAAATCAAGTCATGGGTCTGCAAAAGAACGCCAAGCCTGTAGACGATAAGGCGCTGATTGAGAAGGCGCAGACCGAACTCGAGAAGCTCAAGGAGAGCATTGGCGGCTATAGCGCTGGTATTCGCGGCGCTGATTATGAGGCTGAGAGGCTCTATGAGACCTGGACGCGCATGGAGCGGGCCAATGGCGATAGCGAGTTCGTCCGTAACCTGATTCTGCAAATTAAAGAAGCTAAGAAAGAAGCCGATGATCTTAATAAGATCATGGAGGGCGATCACAAGCTCGACAAGGCGCTGGATGAAACTATCGACAAGCTGAAAGAAGGTATTTTTAAGGATAAATTCGGCAAGAATAGTGAGTCCGAGCAGCTTATGGAGCAGCTTCGGGAGGGTCACTTCGCGGGTCATGGCGGCGAGACCGTCGAGCAGCAGCGTCTAACCGCGCTGCGGCAGCAAATCATCTCCAATACTGAAACCGCGAAGACGTTTGGCGCGACGCTCGAACAGGCGATTGGCGGAACATTGGTCAGTAAGATCAATAATCTGAACGACGCGCTGCGGGGAACCGGCGACGCTATGAAAGGCGCTGGCGCTACATTTGCCGCCGCCGCTTCGCAGGGCGGTAATAACCCGCTTCTCGCGCTCCTTGGCGGCGCCAATGGTATCAACGTTCCGACAGGCAACCCGACGCTGAACGGCTCGATCATGGGCGGCGCCGAGCCTTCTCCGAATTGGGCCGATGGTATTCACTTTGGTAACGCGGGACCGGGCTCGGCGCAGACGAGCGCGAACGATAAGATCACCTCTGAAGTGAAAAACGCGCTTCAGGCGATGGAGGCTACGCTTGGCACGCTGACAGTTAACTCGACGACGGAGGGCGACCATGCGAAGAATTCCTTGCACTATAAGGGCCAGGCCGTAGATATCTCCACGTCAGGGATGACGGACGCTCAGTACACCGCGGCCGTCACCGCGGGCGTCATGGCCGGCTTTCGCGGCATCGGCATCTCGAACACCCATCTTCACCTGGATATGGAAGGCACGGCTGGCGATAAAGTGCGAGCTTTCGATGACGAAAAGAATTCGCATATCGTTCGCGCCGGTCGCAACTCCGATCAGTGGACGCAATATGCGAATTCGCTGCCGGTGGCGGCGCCATCCGTACCGACAGCGCCATCCGTACCGAAAACGCCATCCGTGTCTTCCGCTCTCAATCTATCGACTGATCAAGGTCTCAAGATGGGCCAGATCGGTACGCTAGAGGCGCAAAAGAAGATGGAGGACGCCAACCTCGCAATACGCGAGATGATGGATGAGTTTAAGAAGGTTTTCGGGCGTCGCGACTTTGAAGCCGATGGCGTGGGCACCAATCGCGCGAAGGCGCTTGAGAAAATTCACGACGGCGGTCTCGATTCGAGCGCTCATTCTATCGATCCGGCGAACCCCGCGTTCAAGGATTTTCTAGCTATGGCGGATAAAGCCGACGTGGCGGCGAAGGCGTATGCCGACCATGAGAAGCTTCAGTCGGCCGCTAAGGCGTCCTCGGAGAGCATGACGGAAAAGAGCCAGAAGATTAACGACGATCTGGCGAACCTCATGAGCGGGATCAAAAGCGGCGGCAAGGGCGTATCCGAAGCGTTAATTCGTCTGAGAGAGGATCTGGATAAGAACGTCGCCAAGCAGCGCGCGCTTTACAAGGATCCCAACGATCCGCATGTCGTCGCGGCGGAGAAGCTAAGAACCGACACCATGTCGAGCGGCGAGAGCCTCGACTCGGTGCAAAAGCTTGATGCGCTCAATAAGAAGGTTGAAGCCGCGAAGCAGGCCACGATGACGGAAGCCGAGCGCGACGCCGAGGTAATTAGTCTCGCTAAGGAAGGCTATGATCGGGACGTAGCTAACTTTCACGGGTCGCTCGAACAGAAGGCTGAATTTGAAGCCAAGGCTAATAAGGACTTAGCCTATCAGGAAGCCGCCCTGGCCGCTAAGAGCCCCATCGGCAAGGAGATGCAGGCTTGGGGCGATGTATCAAAGAACGTTCAGTCCGATATGGCTGGGGCGATGAGCTCGGCGCTCGATGGCGTGACCTCGATGATCATGACCCACCGCGCGAATTGGATGGGTATCGCGGATGGTATTGAAAAGAGCCTGCTGTCGACCGCGCTGAAGGGCGCCACATCTGGTCTCTTGGGCGGCACGGGACTGACCGGAATGTTCACCAGCGTCGCTGGCGGCGGCGCTAGTAAACTTGGCGGCGAGGCTCTTGGCGGCGGCGGTGGTAAGGGTGGCGTCGTGGGTCCGACCGGTCCAATGCAGCCTAGCGGCATTGGCGGCATCATGGGTTCGCTTGGCGCTATGTTTGGTATTCACCATAGCGGCGACATCGTTGGCGCCGCTGGCGTACCCACGCGCTTCGCGGCCTGGGAGGCTTTCCATGGAGCGCCTCGCTTCCACACGGGCGGCGTGATTGGTTCGGATGAAGTGCCGATCATCACTCAGAAGGGCGAAGGTGTTTTCACCAAAGCCCAGATGAAGGCGATGACGATCGGCGGCTCGGGTGGCGGTCACGCGATTAACGTGAACAACAACATCACGCTGAACGCCGCGGGCGGCTCCGCGGAACAGAACGCCGATCTCGCGCGTCAGGTGGGCGACCACGTCGAGCGCGTCGCGCGCGAAACGGTCGTCTCTGAGCTGATGAATCAGATGCGGCCCGGAAATATGCTCGCGCAATAACTGTGAATTAGGAATCTGACATGACGATGAACACCTTCAGCCCGGTTCCCGCGCCCTCGCCGGGAACCGATCGCAAGCCCAAGCCGAAGCTCCTAGAGACGGAGTTCGGCGACGGCTACACGCAAGCCTCGGCCGACGGTATCAACTGGATTCGGGATACCGTGAATCTGAGCTGGGAGACGCTGCTGCCGACCCAGGCTAACGCGATCGACGCCTTCTTCGTCGGTCAAGGCGGTTACATCCCATTTCTCTATACGATCTCCGATGAGACGACCGCGAAGCAATGGATCTGCAAGGTTTGGACGGTGAAGCGAGGTAGCGGCGGTATTCGATCGATGACGGCGACCCTGGTTCAGGATTTCAGCATAGGAAACTGATGGACGACACGTCATTATTGACTTATGATCGAGGTTCGGCCAGAAGGACGTCATGACCAATCTTATCGCAGCACAGAGAAGCTCGGCGCCAGGCGCTCTTGTCTCCTTGTTCAAATTGGATACGAGCCCGCTCGGTGGCCCTATCGCCTATTTCTCACAGAACACCATAGCCGGCGCGGCATCTGGCGTGACCTTCAATGGCATCTATTACACGCCAGTTGATGTCGAGTTCAAAGGCTTCGAAATCGTAGCCGGCGGCGGTCTGCCCACGCCCAAGATCAAGCTCGCCAACACCAACGGCATCTTTCAGGCGATGGTTAACACCTATGGCGATCTGGTCGGCTGCGACATTCAGCGCATACGCACCTTTTCTCAGTTTCTCGACGGGGCGCCCGAGGCCGATCCTACTGCCTACTATGGTCCCGATATGTTTCGGGTCGAGCGCAAGACCAATGAGAACCCGATATACATCGAATGGGAGCTCTCGGCCTCAATCGATAATCAGGGCGCTCAGATACCCGCGCGCATGGTCATTCGTGACACTTGCACCTGGCGCTATCGGGTTTGGAACCCGCTCTCCGCGAGCTTTGATTACTCGCTCGCGCAATGCCCCTACGTCGGGTCAACCTATGACGTCTACGACAACGTCACGACCGACAATACGAAAGATGACTGCGGGCGAAGCGTCAATTCCTGCAAGATTCGCTTTGGCTCGACGGCTGCGCTCCCTTTCGCTGGCTTCCCCGGCGTCGCGAGATTCCAATGATCCTGACGCCCCAGAACATCAAGGATCTGAACGCGCACGCGATACGTGAATTTCCGAAAGAATCTTGCGGGCTGATCGTTGATGGCGATTACATGCCTTGCTTCAACTACGCCTCAAAACCAGAGGAAGATTTTTCGATCTCCGGAGCGGTGCAGTCAAGCCTGATTATCGCAGGGAAAAAGATCGAAGCTGTCGTTCACTCGCATCCCAACGGCCCCTACTTCCCTTCGCAGCTCGATATGCAGGGCCAGATCGACACAGCGCTTCCCTGGGTGCTTGTCGCGACTGACGGGGCGCTTGTGTCACCCCCGGAAATCTGGGGCGCTGACACCCCTGTTCCGGCGATCCTGGGGCGCACCTTTATGCACGGGATACGCGACTGCTACAGCCTCGCGCGCGACGTCTTCAAGCTCGGCAAGGTTGAACTAGCCAAGCAAGACGTCGAATGGCCGTTCGATCCTATCGTCATTCACGAATACCCCCGCAAGGATGGTTGGTGGGGTAGTCACAAGAAGCCCGATCAAGACCTCTACGCCGAGAACTTCATGAAGGAAGGCTTCGTGAGAATTCAGCGCGAAGAGGCTCGCCCCGGTGATGGATTCCTCATGAAGATTCACAGCGAGCGCCTTAACCACGCGGGGCTGCTTCTCACTGGCGGGCTTCTCGTTCACCACCTTCCCACGCGGCTCTCTCGTCGGGAGCCCGCTGGCATCTGGGCTCGCGCCGCTGATATCTGGGTTCGATACGAGGGTAACAATGCTTAGGAATGTCTGGCTTCACGGCCGTCTCGCCGATGAGTTCGGCCCTGTCTTTCGCTTCGACGTAGAAACGGCTGGCGACGCTATTCGCGCGCTTCATTGCAATTTCCCGACCTTCCTCGTCTCTGCTCAAGAGGGTTCATTCGAGATTGTTCGCGGCGATATCGAAGACGACAGTATGCGCCTCGAGCTCGATCAGGTGAATGAGTTTCGACTCGGCAAGGCTGATCTTCATATCATCCCGCACATCACCGGCTCGAAGAGTCAGAACGCGGGCGGCACGCTTAAGGTTATCCTCGGTGTCGCGCTTGTTGGCACGGCTTTATTTATGTCGGGCGGGACGCTGGGCGCCGGCCTTATGTCCACCGGCATTCTAAGCGGGCTTACCTACGGCAATGTCGCCATGGTGGGTGTAGCGCTCGCGGTCGCCGGCGTCGCGACCTTGCTCTCGCCCAAACAGCAAGATCCCTACAATCAAGCCAGCTTCACGCTGAGCGGCCCCGGCAACTCCTATGCTCAGGGAAACCCCGTACCGCTGGTCTATGGCGAGGTTATCGTCGGTTCGCAGCTGGTCTCGGGCTCACTCGATATTGAACAAATCCCGGTCAATTGGGATCCGACCAACGGCAACACCTCCATTGACACTTTCGATCCCGAGACCGGGCAAGGCGTCGTTTCTGGCGGCCCCACCTCCTATACTCAACCTTCTGGTTACACCTGATGAACGCCATTGTAGATATTCGCGGTTCGGGTGGTGGCAATCCTTTTGCCGCGCCCACTTCAAACGGCGGCTCTGGTAAGGGCGGCGAGCAGGGCGTTCAAAGCAATAATACGCTTCGATCGGCTGCGTTCGCGCGCCTCGTCGAGCTAATCTGCGAGGGTCCGATCGAGGGTCTCGTAAACGGCGGTGAGTCAATCTATTTCAATCAGACGCCGGTCGTTAATGCCGATCAGACCGTCAACTTTAGAGGCGTTCAGTGGTCTGCTCGTAACGGTCTCCCTGATCAAGCTGGACTTGTCGGTAATGCGACCGCTGAAAATCAGACCGCCGTTAACGTTCAATGCCAATTCAATGTGCCGCCGACTGTCGTAACCATCGACGATGTCGAGGCGACGTCCGCGCGCGTTATCGTCAGCGTCCCCGCGCTCTCCTCGACCGATAACAACGGTAACACGGGGCCGACGAATGTCTCATGGCAGGTCTGGTGTCAGCCCAGTGGCGGCGCTTGGGCGATGGTGGATGAGGTCGATCTGCTAAACCAGATGTGCACCTCGGTCTATCAACAGCAGAGCGTCTTTAATCTACCGCCAGGCGGCTCGCCATGGAACATTAAGGTTGTTCGGCTGACACCCGACTCCTACACGATCAATCTTCAAAATCAGACCTGGTTCGACTCCTATACGAGCGTCGTCGCGGGGAATTTCATCTACCCGAACTCGGCTGTGGTCGGTCTAACCGTTGCCGCGGAACTCTTTAGCGCAACTTCGATCCCCGGCCGATCATTTCACATTAATGGCCTCATCATCCAGGTGCCGTCAAACTACAATCCGACGACACGCATCTATACGGGTATCTGGGATGGCACTTTTCAGAATCTCTACTCGTCAAACCCCGCGTGGGTTCTCTACGACCTTCTGACGAACAATCGTTATGGAATTGGCGCCTATATCGACGTAACCAAAATCGACAAGTGGTCGCTCTACACGATCGGTCAATACTGCGATCAGATGGTCATGGATGGCTTCGGAGGCACGGAGCCGCGATACGCATTCAATGGCGTTCTGAATAATCGTCAAGACGCATGGAAAGCGCTCATGAGCGTTACCTCCTGCTTCCGTGGCATGATCTATTGGGCGACCGGCCAAGTCTTCACAACCGCCGATATCCCCGCCGACCCGCTGAAGCTCGTGGCGCCGGCCGACGTCGTCGGTGGTCATTTCAGCTACAGCGGGACCGCGCTCAAGACCCGACACAGCGTCGCGATGGTCAAGTGGAATGATCCGCTAGCCTTCTGGTCGCCGGCGCTCGAGGTCGTAGTCAACGGCGCGCAGATGAATCAGTTCGGCTGGCGCGAGACTAATCTCACCGCGGTAGGCTGCACGAGTCGCGGTCAAGCGAATCGCATGGGGAAGTGGATCCTCGATACCGAGCAATATTCCACCGAGACCATCGAATACGTGGCTTCCTGGGATCACGTCGGCGTTGTGCCTGGTCAGATCATCTCGGTAGCCGATCCTAATAAGGCCCAGGTTCGGATCGGCGGCCGCATCGTGAGCGAAGTCAGTTCTGGCGTCTATAAGCTCGACGCGGTGTTCACGCCGACCGTGGGCGAAACCTATACGATGATGGCCGAACTGCCGGACGGTACGATCGGAACCGCCGCGGTGTCCAGCTTCAGCGGCGCCAACGTTACTCTGACGGCGGACTTCGCGATCCCCGCCGCTCCGAACACGCTTTGGGTTCTCACCGGAACCGAAGTATCGCCGATGATGTGGCGCGTGCTATCGGTCGTAGAGACTGATAAGCATCTTTTCAAAGTGACGGCTCTATTTTATGATCCGACCAAGTACGCGCGCGTCGAGGATATGCAGCCGCTCGCGCCTATTCAGTATCATCAGGTCAAGACAACGATCGATCCGCCTAGTAACTTCAGCGCGACAGAAACCCTAATTCTTCAGAATGGCGTCGCAGTCAATAACGTCGTGTTGTCGTGGACGCCATCAGACGACTTCTTGGCGTCGAGTTATCTCATCACGGGCTTTAGCCCTGCCGGCGGCGGTCAAATTACTTTCGGCAACGCCACAGCGACGAATTTCACTATCAACAACTGCGTTCTCGGTCTGTGGACCTTCAATATTCAGAGCGTGGGCTATGCTGGTCAGGTGTCGACCAATATTTCCATAACGTTCAATGTCGTGGGATGGGCGGGAGCGGAACCGCCGACTGTCACCTTACTTGAAGTCTTCAATGGCGGTGAGAATACGAACTTCGGCGGGCCGGATTGCCATGTCACCTGGCAGAACAACTTTCTCGGGGCGAACTACGACGCGGGGCAAGAGCCTGTAGCCGCGGGCGCCGGCACTGGCTCTCAGAGCCCCTTTTATCGCTGTAATATAGTTACGATCTCAGACGTCGCCACGGGCGCTATCTTTCGCACCGAGACTGTCTATACGTCGGACTATATCTATACGTTTGCCAAAAACACTTTGGATAATTCCGCCTTTAATCGAGGACCGCAGCGCTCATTCATAGTGACGGTCGTCGTTCAGGATACTTTGGGTAATCAGTCCTTACCGGTCTCGATCACACCAGATAACCCGCCCCCCGCGGTTATTATGCCGACGCTGACGGCAGGTCAGTCCAGTATCTATCTTAATTACGTGAACCCGACTGATCCCGATTACGTCGGCGCTTTCATTTGGGTCTCTACAAATCCAACATTTAATCCGCTGACGACAACGCCAACCTATCAAGGATCGAATAATTTTCTGGCTATACCGGCGCTTCCGTCAACGGTTTATTACATCTGCATGGCGGGTTACGATCAATTCGGAACCATGAATCTCAATATTTCGCCGGTACAGTCGGTCGAGGCTATCGGTATTATTCTCGATACATCCGCGCCGAACGTCCCGACTGATCTCATTTTGTCGGCTGGAACGCTCACGCTTCCCACGGGTACGGTTCAGGCGGTTCTAAATGCGTCTTGGGATGTCAGTCCTTCGACGAACTTCTCCTACTTTAATGTGCAAATTAAGACGCTTGGTGGCAGTTATATCAGCTATCAGACCGCGTCGAATTCGTTCTCCTGGCCTGATCTGGTGGCTATGCAAGCCTATTCGGTTCAGGTGTCGGCCGTCTCTAAACTCGGTTACGCATCGAGTTTCTGCGCCGTCGTGTCGCTGACGATGCCGGCCAAGACCACAGCCCCCGGCGCCACCTCCTCTTTCACCGTAACCGCTTCGCTGAAAAGCGCATATCTGCAATGGATTAACTCGACCGATACCGACATCGATCACGTCGAAATCTGGCGCGGGACGACGAATGTTCAAAGCGCTTCGACGCTCGTTGGGTCTTCATACGGAACGGGGTTTACGCAAGCAGGGCTGACCACCGGCACAACCTATTACTACTGGGTGCGGGAAGTGAACACTTCCGGCGTAGCGGGTTCCTACAGCTCCGCTGTGAGTGTGACGCCAGGCGTTGTCGCGACAGGCGACATTGCAGCCAATTCGATCACGGCTGATCGTCTGACCGCGGGAACGATCACCGGCAATTTGCTGAATATCTCGACTTCGCTGCCCGCTACGATCACGATCGGCTCGTCAGGCGTAACAATCGGCTCGACCGCAGCTCCCGCCGCGCTAATCAACGCGCAGACAACGCTCATCGGCCCTGGTCTTATTCAGCTCACCGGAGCCACTACGCTATCTTCGTGGCAGTCTGGAAGCGATCTAACCAAGATAAACGGCGGTACGATCGCCGCCAACACGATCGCGGCGAACTCGATCTCGGTCGGTATGCGCGGATTAACATTAACGAATCTTGCTTTTTCATTCAATTTAAGCACCAGCGTTATATCGTGGACCGCTGGAACGATTTCATATACCGATAATACTAATACACCGCAGACGGTATCGATAGGCGCCGGCTCCGTGACCTATACTGGTACGCCGATATATATAGCGTGGCAACAGGGCGCAACATCTTTAGTAAGCGCCACCACGGTTTACTCTATCGCCAACTACGTGAATATGGCGACGTATAGCGCGATCGCCGGTCTGATCGTAACCTATGGTCAGACAAGTATCAATGGCGCTAATATTATGACTGGCTCAATTCAGGCCGGTCAGATTGCCGCGAATACGATCGTCGCGGCGAATATGGCGGCTGGCACTCTTACGGCGACTCAGATCGCGGCTGGAAGCATCACAGGAGATCGTTTAGTCGCTGGCACGATCACGGCCTCGCAAATAGCGGCCAGCACGATCACGGGTTCTCAAATATCGACCACAGCGGCGCTACCTGGAACGATCACCGTAAGCGGCACCGGTGTCACACTCGCCACAATGCAGACGCAGGCCGCCAATCCGGCGACGGTCGTCAACACCGGTACAACGAAAATTCTACCTGGCCTCGTCACAATTTCCGGCACGTCAACCCTATCAACCTGGCTCGCGGGCGGCGATCTGACTAAGATTGACGGCGGCAAGATTTACACTAACTCGATCGCCGCCAATTCTCTCAAAATCGGCGCGCGAGGTCTTGGAACTATTCAGGGCCTAGACTTTCAGGCCAACGCATCAACTAACGTACTGTCATGGTCGGCGGGATATATTCTCTACACCGACGATACGGGAACCGTGCAGGCGATCACCATATCGGCAGGCAGCGTCACCTATACGACTCAAAACTGCTATGTATATTGGACCGAAGGCGCGTCGTCGCTGTCATCAACGAGCACCAACGATTACACCACCGCGATGGCTTCGACGGGCGCTCTTATGGCGACATATGGTGGGGGCGCTAATCTCCAAGTGCTGTATGGCGGCACGATAATCGACGGCACACGCATCACGACGGGGACGATCTCGTCCAGCCAGCTTGTGACTGGGTCGGCGGTCATCACCGGGACATTGCAGCTCGGCGCTAATATCGTCACGATCCCAACAAGTTATTATAACTCATCAACCTACACTGGTGCGGGGGTTAGTAACCCATTTACGCTCGCTAGTGTCAATTTTACGCTGGATTATGCCGGGTTTGTTACGCTCCTGTTTTCCGGCATTCAGTCCTATTCGACTGGCGCGGCCACGTATATTGAAATGGACCTCGACAGTTCGAGGGTGGCGGCGATCAGCAACGGCTCCGACACGACGTCTCTCGTTATGACCTACTCGCCCGGCATTCTCGCCGCCGGGACGCATAACGTCAATGTCTGGTGGTGGGGAGCATCGACCGCCGTAAGCATCGGTCAATGCAACTTAATCATACTGGGCTCGAAACGATGAAATCATTCACAACCTATGATCCGGCGACGGGCCAGATCCACGCCGCCATCACCTGTCAAGAGATCGACGTCGAGGCTAACACGCCAAGTGGTCACGCTCGCGTCGACGGCCATTTTCGTGGCGATCAGCATTATATCGAGAATGGTGAAGCCGTCCCGTTGAAGCCTATGAGCGCCGTCGTCTCTGGGTTCACGGTTTCGGGCCTGCCTTCCATGACGACGGCGCGCATTGAGGGCATTGCGTATTTGATCGGCGACGGCGTGCTCGAACTATCGCCCAATCTTCCTGGGCCGTATGTGGTGACATTATCGGCGCCTGGCTACCTACAAACGACGGTGACGATCAAATGAAAATCACCCACACGAGCGACGTCATCACGCGCCGCGGCGCAGACTATCCGCCGCTGGAAGACCTTGCTGATGCGCTCTATTGGCGGGCGAGGGGCGATGCGTCGAAATGGAACTCCTATATCGCCGCTATCGACGCGATAAAGGCAAAATACCCTACAGGCGCAACTTCGGTTCCCACCGACCTAGAAATCGTTCGTCAAAGGGCTCTCGAGGAGCTCGATGACACGATCGTCAAGGCGACAGCGCTGGTTTCAAAGCACCCGCCGATCTATCTCGTGAAGGAGAGATTGGCGCGTTTGACGCTAGCCGAGGGAACGCCGCACCCTGCTCTGCTCGCGGAAGCCGCCATTCGCGGCGTTTCGGTCATGGAGTTGGCGACTCAGATCGTCGACAAGGCAGATGACGCCGCAACCAGGCTTATTCTGCTCGACGCCTACCGTCTACGAAAGAAGGGTGAGATTCTAGCGGCGACAAGCGAGCAGGCTCTAAAGACCCTTCTTTTGGATCGCGCATCATGAGCGCTTATTCCACCGGCTCGATCTCGCTCGTTTGCGACACGAATCAAATCATCGGCTCCGGAACTCTCTTTCTGACGAACGTTAAGGTCGGCGCGCTGCTTATGGTGCCCGGTCTAAGTACGATCTTTCAGATCGCGGCTGTCATCGACGATCTGACGCTCCATGCTATCGAGACTATTCCCGGCCCATCGGGGAACACAATGTCGGGGCTGACCTATTATGTCGCCGATCAGTTTACCCCGATCATCGGGATACCGCTGCCCACTCGAGGCGTTATTAACATGCAAGCTCTGATAAATCGCGGAGTTCTTCTTCTCGATAATGAAATGCCGGTCTGAGTTTGGACTAGATCACCAATCACAATTGACTTACTATTCAGACAGACATAGGGATTGTCATGGCTCAGTATCGATTAGGCACGGTTTCAGTCACCAACGGTAGCACGGCCGTCACGGGTGTAGGCTCTTTCTGGGTCGGAAACGTCATCGCCACAAACCTCTTTGAGATTCAAGGCGAAGGCGTCTGGTACTCGATCTCGTCTATCACCGACAATGGAGATCTTGTTCTCGGAGCGCCCTACACCGGCACCACGAAGACAGGCGTCGCTTACGCTATTCAGCGCGACTTCACCCCGGTCAACGCCTATCCGACGCCGACCTATGGCGATGTCGATACCTCAAGTCTTATCCGACAGACGTTCCTGGATATCGAGGCTGCGCTCGTCGCGCTCTCGCCACTCTCGGCCATTCTGAACGGCTCGATCTCGATCAACGGCTCTCTTATCATCAGCGGAACATCCATTACTCTTCCCACAAGCACGGTTGCAGGCTTACCGGCGCCGGCGCTGGGACTTCTGGCCTACGCCACCAACGCGCGCGTCTTCAATGGCGCGGGAACTCAGGAGGGAAGCGGCGCGGGAACCGGCGGAATGGTCACAAGCACCGCGACGGCCTGGCACCTGGCCGGCACGAATACAGTGGCGATCGCCTAGTCGAGGTTCCAATTTGCGCTCATGACTGATATCATAAGTCAGTATTGACGTGCGCTCGGATTAGGCGCATATCCTTTTGGAGAACCCAATGTCTGACGAAAACACCAACGTTGAGGTTCATGTGGGCTCCGAGCCCGGTCTGGCGGTCATCGCTGATCGCCTAACCCGACTTACAGCCGACCTAAAGGAGCATCGCGATACCTTCAAGGAAGAAACGAAGCTTACGCGCGAGGCGTTCGCCGCCGAAACGTTAATCCTCAAGATTCGTCTGGATAACGTACAGAAGTCACTCGATATGGCGCATGGCGGTTACTACGTTCTAGCCGCCCTGGGCGGCTTTGCTCTGTTTCTAACGACCTTCTGGTCGAAATTCGTCGCTTTGTTTCACTGAGGATATCATGATAGATCGTAACAAATTCTTCACCAGCGTTCGACCCACGATCTTTGGCGACAACCTCTCTCAGGAACAGGTTGACGGCATCAACGCTATTCTTGATGCGTGGGATCATTGGGCCCCCAATTCCGACATTCGCTTCATCGCCTATAGCCTCGCCACCGTCTATCGCGAGACCGCGGCGACGATGCTTCCGATCGAGGAATACGGCAAGGGTCGCGGTCGAGCTTACGGTACGCCTACAGGCCCCTGGAATCAGGTCTACGACGGTCGTGGTGACGTTCAGATGACGTGGGAGGCGAACTACGCGAAAGCGACCCAGCGGCTTCGCGCGCGCGGCATCATCGACGCCAACACAGACCTCGAGAAGAACCCCGAGCTCGCCATGCGTCCGGACATCGCGGCTCCGATCATGATCTTTGGCATGATCGAGGGCTGGTTCACCGGCCGCAAGCTCGCTGACTACTTCAACGATGACGTCGAGGATCAAGTCAACGCGCGCCGCATCATCAATGGGACCGACTGCGCCGACATGATCGCGGGTTACTACGATCATTTCTACGATGGTCTAGCCGCGTAATGGGTCAGCCTGTTCCGGACAATGCGAGCGGCGACAACTGGCGATATCGTCGCCGAACGCTGTTCATCGCCTTGTTCTGGCAGGCGGTCACGATGACATGGATCATCATCTACGCGGCGTTCCATAGCACCGAGAATGCGCTCTACGACCAGGCGTTCATCGCCATGGCCGGCGCGTCGACCTCGCTGCTGTGCGCTTACATCTTCGGCGTGGTCTGGGATGATCACAACAAGCGCATGGTCGGCGGCAACGACTATAGCTCGGGCAGCTTCGAGACCTATCACAGCGACCAGACGATAACTTCCGGCCCCATCGACACCTCGCGTCCCTATCACCGACCGAGCCAACCCATAGGCGCTCCATGATCAAGCTTCTCAGCTCCCTGACGCCCGCTAGCATTGGCGCGAAGCTTATCGCGATCGGTCTGGCGGCCCTCGTGATCGTCGGCGTTATATTCGCCGGCTATCGGCACATCGAGAACAATCGCGCCGCTCTAATTCAGCAGACCACGATCGCCGCCCAGGCTCAGGTCTCCAAGGATCTCGCCGAGCAATCTTCCGAGTTGGTTCGTCAGAGCGCCGCTCGCGTCTCGGACGGTCTCTCCACGCTCTCGGCGACCGATGAAAAGATCGATGAGAAAATCGACGCCAAGATCGAAGCCGTGGATCTCCCTCCCCCGGCGCCCGCTCCCATCACAGAGGACCAGTCCCATGTCGCCGTTCAAACGCCTTCATCGTCCCATCTTTCCGCCGCTGCCGCTGCTATTGCTGCCCTTAATTCTTCTTCTGACGCCGCTGACCGGCTGCTCGAGCGCGCCTCCCGCGGAACCGCTTCGACTCACCGTTGAGACGCCGGCGATTGCTCACCCCGCGCGACCCGCCGCGCTCAAGCTGATGCCGTTGCATTGGCAGGAGTGTGACACCGTGAAGGCGTGCGTCGCACTCAGCGAGGCTCATGACGACGTGAAGAATAAACTTCGCGTCGCCAAGTGGATGTTGAAGATGAATGCCATTGTTACTTACTACGAGAAGACTACCGATCCGGTGGTGATTCCCGCCCTCGATACTGTGAAGTAGTTACCGCTATATAAGTAAGTATGTATTTATCTAGTAAGTAATATATGAGAGAGCGGACTTGGGAGTTCGCTTTCCAACGCAGAAACAGAGCACATGACACATAGGACTCTTCCGGACTCGACCGACTTCATCGCCATCTACAACGATACGAAGAAATATCCTCTGATCGCTGACGTGGCGAAGAAGCTCAAGATATCCCGGAAGACGGTCATTAATCGATCGGCGATCTATCGTAACGATAGGCTACTGATTATTACTCGCAAGCGCGAGGCTGCGCTTCCCGTCGAGCCGAAGCCCGTCGATCACGCCAAGGCTCGCGCGAATCGTCTCAAGGGTGAGATCGACGCGCTATTGAGCCGCTCGAAATACCCGATCATCAATCCAGAATCGCTTATGGTCGATAGCTATCTCTCCGAGCGATACGACCGCGCTTCTGGTCGATATAAGGATGTCGAAGGAACACCTCGCACTTGGATCACCGATACGCTGCGCGTTGCGCCTATCGAGGACTGTCGGAACAGGAAATTCCTTTTCACAGGCGCTCAGAATGACGCCATCGTCGATCAATCTTTCTGGGTGAACCTTCAAGCCTTCGCGAAATTCATAGATGCCGAGATCGTCGTCGGACCCTGGACATACGAGACCCAGTGGTGGAGCGAGAATAACCCGGTGTCGCGCTCCTATGATCCACTTCTTACAAATCACCTTTGCTTCGGTCAGCTGGCGATCGGCGACAACTTCGTTTTCTGCGGCGAGATGAACACTCTTCCTACCGCCTCGAAGCCGATCTCGGATCTCACGACCTATAGCCGCGGTCGTTGGGCAGTATTTCCTCACGCCAAACTCGCGCTCGAAAGCGTTCCGACCACGGACCCGAAACGCCAGGCTCATCAGGTCATGACATCGGGCTCCGTGACAAGGCCCAAGGTGATCGCCCGCAAGGCTGGCGTAAAGAGCATCTTTCATCATGTCATCGGCGCGACGCTGGTCGAGTTCGATCACGAAGGCGATATCTTCTGCCGCCAGATCAACGCCGAGAAGGATGGCAGCTTCTACGAGTTGGATCGCTACGTCGCGAATGGCGTCATAAGCGTCGGTCATCACGTCAAGTCGATCGTCTTCGCGGATCTTCATCGCGCCAAGCTTGATCCCGCCAACACGGTCGCCGCGTTCGGCGTTGATATTAAGCGCGACGTCAAGGTTGGTTACTCCATGCTAGATGATCTGGCTCCGGAACTTATTTTTATTCACGACGGTCACGATCAAGAAATCGGCAATCATCACAGGGCCGGTGACGGGCACGCTAGCTTCGAACTCGCGATGCGAGGTCGAACATGCATCAAGAGCGAGATCGCGTCCCTAGGGAGCTTTCTATCGCTTCTGAGACGCCCTGGTCTACGTATTATCGAAGTCGAGTCGAACCACGATCTCGCGCTCGGGCGCTACATCAAGGAAGGTCGCTATCGCAATGATGGCGTCAACCTAAAGTTCGGTCTCTGGCTCGAAGGGGAAATGGTCGAGCATCGCGAACACGTCGCGAAGGAGCTTGACGCTTATAAGGCGCCAAAGAAGTTCGCTCTCCTGGAAAACGCCCTTCGTGAGATCATGGGGAGTCTGATCGATCACGTTGAATGGGCCTATGACGGTGAAAGCTTTCTTGTCGATGATATCGAGTGTGGACATCACGGCTTTCGCGGCGCTAATGGCGCTCAAGGTACGGTCTCCGGTTACGCCAAGATGGGCCGTAAGATGTCGATCGGCGACAAGCATAGTCCTTCCATCAACGAGGGAGTCTATGGCGCGGGCGCGATGAATCTTCAGCACGGCTACAATCTCGGGCCTTCGGGCTGGGCCGTGTCGCACGTTCTGCAATACGCCAATGGAAAGCGCTGTATTGTGACTCTTCAATCTGGAAAATGGCGAGCTTGAATGCAAGTCATAATTGACTTATGCTTTCGTAGACACTAGGAACAGTTCATGTCGGTCATTCTTCAAATAAATCCCTCGCCGACGCTTACTGCGACGATCGCCTCGACCTTGACGGCTGCGGCGACAGCGACGACCGAGGCTGGAATCGCGACGACACAAGCGGGTAATGCCGCCGCGTCGGCGACTGCCGCCGCCACTTCGGCGACGAATGCCGCCGCGTCGGCAACGTCGGCATTGGCGGCCGGCGCTTCAGGAGCAGCAGCGGCTACGTCAGCGACAGCGGCAGCGGGTTCCGCTACAGCGGCAGCTGGTTCCGCTACAACGGCAGCGGGTTCCGCTACAACGGCAGCGGGTTCAGCCACGACAGCGACGACGCAGGCGGGCAACGCCTCTACCTCTGCTGGTAACGCCTCCACCTCTGCTGGTAACGCCTCCACCTCTGCAACAGCGGCGGCTACGTCAGCGACAGCGGCGGCGGGTTCGGCCACGACAGCTACTACTCAAGCTAGCAACGCCTCTACTTCAGCGACCAATGCCGCTGCATCGGCGACGGCGGCGTCAGGCGCCGGGGCTTCAGCGACAGCGGCGGCGGGCTCAGCTTCAGCGGCGGCTACGTCAGCGACAGCGGCGGCGGGTTCAGCCACGACAGCTACTACTCAA